AGCATAGTCTTGTCTGGTCTTGAACTAGATAATGAACGCAAAGCAATAGATATAATAATGACCAAGCTTAGAAGTTTGAGTGAAGCAACTGGTATAGCTATTGTATTGGTCAGCCATCTACGCAGACCACAAGGACAATCACATGAGTCGGGCAGAGAGGTAGATACATCTGACTTGAGAGGGTCACATAGTCTTCTTCAGTTATCTGATGTCGTGTTATCTGCATCAAGAAACCAGACAGGAGATGCTAGTGAGAGACAGCGATTACAGCTAAAGGTACTGAAGTCTAGGCATACTGGTATGACAGGAGAAGTAGATAAATTATTGTACGACCAGAAGACAGGTCGGCTTGTTGTATATGAGGACTTTATTTAATTATGACTTTACTTATTGATGCTGATTGGTTGGTGTATTCTTCTTGTTGTGCTTGCGAAGAAGATACACGTTGGAATGAATGGCAACACCAACTTACAAGTGACGTAAGAAATTGTCTTAACATGATAGACAATAGACTAGATGTATATAGAACTATCGCTAGTGGTAAGCATGACATAGTTATGTGTTTTACTTCTTACCCTACATTTCGACATGAGATATTTCCTGAGTACAAGATTAATAGGATAGGCAGAAGAAAACCACTAGCACTTAGAAATGTCATAGAAAAAGTAAGAGAAAAATATGAAAGTATATCTTATGAAAACTTAGAAGGAGATGACGTACTTGGTTTGCTTGCTACCAATGGCAGATACAAAGACCCGATAATAGTTTCAGTTGATAAAGATATGAGAACCCTACCATGCAAACTTATAGCTGATGATTCGATAGAACATATTACTAATAAAAAAGCAGACAGGCATTGGTTTGAGATGTCGTTAGCTGGTGACGCTGGTGATGGGATACTAGGTATCAAAGGTATGGGTATGGTTACTGCTTCAAAGACTCTAGCCAATACACCTGATACCAAAGAAGCACTATGGTCTAAGGTACAGGAGACATATACTAAGAAAGGTTACACGATTGCTGATGCTATCTTGAACGCAAGGCTTACAAGGATATTGCGAGAAGGAGATTATGATTACAATACAGGTGAAGTAAAACTTTGGAACCCATAAAAGAAAGCACCAACAACGCAGTAGCATGGGTTGTTAGTGCTTCTTTATATATGACCCTACATTGACTAATACAGAGCGGTGGCTGTTTTATCAGCACGTTGTAAAAGTTGCAAGGTGAGTACCCCCTTGTCTATAAAAGCACTTCGCATTGGTTTGGGGGAAGATCGACCTAGAGAAGAGACCGAATTATAGACTTGTAAAATCAATATAGCATAGATTTCCATAAAGAAAACCCCAAGAGGAACCACACCCTTGAGGTTTACTATTTTGTCTATGTAAACAAGGTAACCACTCCTTGTTATCTACACATTAGCATATAATATAGAAATAGCTCTTTAATTTTTGTGTCTTTACCAGTAATTACTGACGAACTTATTGATGCTTTAAGTCAAGTGTTTCCTAACAGATGCCCAGACTTATCTGTCTCTGATCGTGAAGTATGGTATCGTTCAGGGCAGAGGTCTGTTGTTGAGTATCTTATTGAACAACAACTCAGACAAAAAGAAACTATGTTAACTAACAGAGTATTGGAGAATTAACCATGTGTTTTTTTGGTGGCGGTGGTAGCAGACAACCTAAAGTCGCAAAATACGAAAGTAAAAATGATCCTGTTGTAGTTGAAGGTGAACAAGAGGGCGTTGAAAAAACAACGAAAGCTTCAGATGAATTGAAAATACAAAAAGAAGCAGAAGGAAGAATGGCTAATCCAGATATAACAACAGCACAAGCGTTAACCAAAAAAGGAAGTAGTGGTTCTGCAATGTCAAGAAATTTACGAAGTGCTAGACTAAGATCAGGAGTCAATAGAGGACCAAACAAAGGTGGTACAGCAGCACAAAAAGCTGCTGCTGCCAGAAGAAAAAGCTCTTAGGTAAAAATTATGTGTTTCGGAAGACCATCACCACCCCCTGCCCCTGCCCCAGAACCAGAGGATTCACCTATAGAAGAAACTGCTGATGCAGTGGTTGTTGGTACACAAGAATCAAAGAAGAAAAAAGCTGAAGGGCGAGTGGCTTTGGGTAGAAGGATGGGTACTAGATCTTTACAGATACCATTACAAAAACAACAAAGTGGGAATTTAAATTACCCATCTCCTTAATATGGAATATTCGGCACAAGGTACAACCGCAGCAAGTAGGTATGAGGCACTTGTTAGTAGTCGGTCTATCTATGATAGAGAAGCAAAAGAATCATCAAAGTTAACAATACCTAGCTTGATACCAGAACAAACAACTGGTACAAGGCCAAGAATAAAAACACCTTTTCAAGCAACAGGTAGTCGTGGAGTCAATTCTTTATCGAATAAATTATTAATGACTTTGCTTCCTCCAAGTACATCTTTTTTTAAATTAGAAATAGATGCTCTTGAGATAAGAAAACAAGGACAAGAAGAAATGCAAAGTGAAATAGATAAAGGACTACGCACCATAGAAAATGCTTTGATGAATCAGATAGAAATATCTAACGATAGAGTTGCTATGTTTGAAGCTATCAAACATCTAGTAGTATCAGGTAATGTCTTGTTATATCTAACAGATGCAGGTCTTAAAGTATTTCCATTATCTAAATTTGTTTGTAAACGTGATGAAGTAGGCAATGTATTAGAAATACTAACTAAAGAAACAATACACCCACAAGCTTTACCTGCTGCTTTCTTAGAACAAATTAAGAAGAAAGAGAACTATGACGCTAAGACAATGACAGATGACCTTGATATATATACACATATAAAAAGAATTAATGATGATGTCTTTTGGTTTCAGGAATGTAAAGGAGAAAAAATACCAAACACAGATGGTAGATCAAGAGTAGATGTAACACCTTGGCTACCTCTTAGATTTATCAGGGTTGATGGTGAAGATTATGGTAGAGGTTATGTTGAAGAATACAGAGGAGATTTGATTAGTCTTGAGTCTTTAATGCAAGCAATAATCGAAGGGGCTGCTGCCAGTGCGAAAACGCTTTTTCTTGTAAATCCGAATGGGGTCACAAGGGCAGCAACCATAAGCAAAGCCCCGAATGGAGCAGTAAGAGAAGGTACAGCAGCAGATATTTCTGTCATGCAAGTTGGTAAAAGTGCAGACTTCTCTGTTGCTTTTAGTGCCATACAAAGAATAGAAGCAAGACTAGAGTTTGCTTTTTTGATGGCAAGATCAGTACAACGTGATGCAGAAAGAGTAACAGCAGCCGAGATAAATCTTATGGCACAAGAACTAGAGAATAGTCTTGGTGGTATCTATAGTATCTTGACTCAAGAGTTTCAACTGCCATATCTAAGAAGACGTATGCACTTATTGGTAAGACAGGGTAAAGTACCCAAGTTACCTGATGAACTGGTCAAACCCAAGATAGTGACAGGACTTCAAGGACTTGGTAGGGGTAATGATAGAAACAAACTTATAGAGTTTATAGGAACTGTAGCTCAAGCATTAGGACCAGATGTAATGAGACAGTACGTTAACGTAGACGAAGCGGTCAAACGTCTTGCTACCAGTATTGGTATAGATACTGCTAACCTAGTAAAAATTCAAAGTCTTGGACCTGCTGCTTTAGGCTCACCATTAGTTGATCCTAAAAAATTAGCTGATGCTTCACAACAACTACCAACGGAGGAACCTCAAGATGCCTAACAAAAAGACAACTAGAAAAAGAGATGAAGATGGAAAATTTGTCTCTGCAAAAGCAGTCGTTAGCGAACTAGGTGTTAACGATACACCAGAACCAAACGAACCAAGAGTGGTCGAAACTAGAAATGGTCGTACAATGACTTATAACTAATCTAAAAAATTATGACATCATCACAAGTAAATGTTTCAGAGACACCACCAATGTCTGCTTCAGACTTGGAAGGTTTAAAAGACGAGAATGGTTTGTATGCTGGTAAGTTTAAAACTGTAGAAGATTTAGTAGGAAGTTACAAAGAACTTGAAGGCAAGCTTGGTGCTATAGATCAAACCAGAGAAGAACCAGAAGGTAATGCAGAAGAAACAGAAGAACAAGAAACAGAAACCAATGATTCTGAATTTAATGCAGAAGAATATTATGGAGATGGTTTAGCTTCTGTATTAGAAGAAGTTGGTATTGATCCAGTAGACATATCAAATCGCTTTGCAGAGAATGATGAAATTTCTGAAGATGATTACAGCAAGCTTAGTGATGCAGGTTTTTCAAAACAAATTGTTGATACTTATTTAGATGGCCTACGCAATGCTGGCATGGCGGGTGAAGTAGATGCACAAGGTATAAAAGACTCAGTTGGTGGGGATGAAGCCTATGGTCAAATGGTTTCTTGGGCTATAGAAAATCTACCTTCTGATGAAGTCCAAGCCTTTAACAAGCTTACTGATACAGGAGATGGACCTGCTATTAAGTTAGCTGTTCAAGGTATCTATTCAAAATACAACAATGCTATGGGAGTTGAACCAAATCTTTATTCAGGTCGTGCTGCTGCTAGTGGACCTGCACCATATAGATCTACAGCAGAAGTAAAAGCTGCTATGTCTGATCCTCGCTATGGTAAAGACGTAACATATACAGAGAGTGTGTATTCTCGTTTAGAAAAAAGTGACGTATTTGGCTAATGGCTACACCTACAAATCCAAAGCTTTACGCAAGAATTAAAGCTAAAGTAAAAGCAAAGGTCAAAAAATGGCCTAGTGCCTACGCAAGTGGACAACTTGTAAGGCAGTACAAAGCAGCAGGTGGAGGCTATTCTTAAAATGAAAAAACTAACAGACAAACAAAAAAAGAATCTTGATAAAACTGGTGATGGTAAACTTACTAAAGAAGATTTTTTATTAGTTCGCAGACTTAAAAACAAAAAGAAAAATGGCAAAGCTAACTCTTAGTCAGATGAGAACTCTGAAAAAACATTCAGAGCATCATTCCAAAAAGCACATGGATATGATGAAGAAGCTAATGCGTGAAGGTTCTTCATTTAAAGCTGCACATAACAAAGCACAAAAAGATGTAGGCAAATGAGTCTTGATAGATGGTTTAAAGAAAAGTGGGTTGATGTCAAAACAGGCAAGAAATGTGGCCGAGGTAAGAATGAGAAAGGCAGACCTTACCCTGCTTGCAGACCATCAAAGAGAGTTAGTAGTAAGACTCCAAAGACTACAAGTGAAATGAGTAGCAAAGAAAAAGCTAGATTTAAAAGAGAAAAGACAAGTTCAAAAAATATCACCTATCAACATAGAAGAAAAAGAAATAGTTTAAAGATTGCGTAAAGGTGTTATATTTTAATTAGCTTACATTTTTTATGTCTAAGGGTGTATCAATGACTAAGGCAGATAAAGACCCCACAGGTGGTCTTACTGCTAGAGGTCGGAGAAAATACAACCGAGCAACAGGTGGAAACTTGCAAGCTCCTGTTACTAAAAAGACAGGTCTTTCTCCTAGACAGAAAGCAAGAAGAAAATCTTTTTGTGCAAGGATGTCTAAGGTAAAAGGACCAATGAAGAAAGATGGTAAGTTAACACGCAAAGCTCTTGCATTACGCAAGTGGAATTGCGGATCAGTATAAACTTAACAAAACGAAAATCTTAATATCAAAAGTGCCTGATGCGTCAGATACCACTGGAGAGAACAGACAGTAGTGAAGTTAGTTTCTCAAATTATTTAATCAATCCAAAGGAGTTAATCTATGGCTAACGCCACAGTTTCACGCCTGGGTTTGGTGAACAATACAGGAACAGACTTTGACGCTCTGTTTCTGAAAGTGTTTTCAGGAGAAGTTCTTACAGCATTTGCTCGTAACAACATCTTTAACGAAGCACTACATTCTGTTCGTACCATAACTTCAGGTAAATCAGCACAGTTCCCAGTAACAGGAACAGCAACGGCGGCTTATCACACGCCAGGCACACCATTAGTAGGTGCTAACCAGATCTTGGCAAATGAGAAGATTATTTCTATTGATGATCTACTTATTTCACAAGCATTTGTTAGCAACTTAGATGAGCTTAAGAATCATTACGATGTAAGAGCTACATACGCTGATGAATTAGGTAAGGCACTTGCTAAAAAATACGATGAAAACGTAGCGAAGGTAATCGCTAATGCTTCAAGAGCTTCAACAACTCTTACAGGTGGCAATGGTGGAATAGTTTCTACTCTTGCTAATGGTAATACAGCTTCATCCGATGTAACTGGTGATGAGTTGGCTGGTGCTATCTATGATATCGCACAGGCATTTGATGAAAGAGACATCCCTCCAACAGATCGTTTCTGTGTACTACCACCTGCTGAGTACTACAAGTTAGCTGAATCAGCTACAAGAACAGTGGATGTTGACTTCAACCCAGGTGGCAATGGTTCATTTGCTTCAGGTCGTGTACAACAGATTGCTGGTATTCCAGTGATGATGAGTAACAACGTACCTCAATCAAACGTAGGATCCAACCCAAGTGGAGCTAACAATACCTATTCAGGTGACGATAGTAAAACTATTGGTCTTGTCTTCCACAAATCGGCTGTCGGTACAGTTAAGTTGATGGATATGACAACTGAGATCTCTGGTTCTGACTACGGAATCATGTATCAAGGTACATTGATGGTTGCTAAATATGCTTTAGGTCATGGAATCCTAAGACCTGAGTGTGCAGCTACAATCAAGTTATCTGCTTCTTAACTTACATAAAAGGGTACTCAGAAATGGGTACTCTTTCTTTACACTTTGGAGATTACTATGGCTTACGGAAAAAAGAAAAAGAAAAAGATGGGTGGTAGGGAATCCCTTAAAATAAAAAAGTACTAAACCATGACTGTAGCTGCAACCACTGAACTAGAAAGCGTCAACATTATGTTGGCTGCTATAGGAGAAGCTCCTATTAACAGTCTTACAGGAACACTTCCAGTAGATGCTGTTACTGCTCAATCGACCCTTGCGGAGGTTAATAAGGAAGTGCAATCAGAAGGTTGGTCTTTCAATACTGAGATAGATGTCACTTTAACAAGAGATGGATCTAATCATGTTAATCTTTCAAACGACATATTAAGAGTTGATCCTAATATTCATCAGCACCCTACGATTGATGCAATACAACGAGCATTAAAGTTATATGACAGATTAAATAATAAATATGAATTTGATGAAGATCTTATTTGCACTGTTATTTACTTTAGAGCTTTTACAGAAATACCAGAACCTGCAAGAAGATATATAACAATAAAAGCAGCAAGAGTTTTTGTTGATCGTTTAGTAGGAGATCAAGGCTTAAGAACTTATACAGAACAAGATGAAATAAGAGCTAGGGCTATACTTATGGAAACAGACTTAGCGAATGGAGATCATAATCTTCTTAGAGGAGATCCATCATTAACAAATGTCTTTAGTACTTATTCACCTGCAAACGCATTAATTAGATAGTTATGGCAATTGTATCCAGAGCAATACCAACTTTATTAAGAGGTGTATCACAAGCTTCTGATAATACAAAACAAGCTGACCACGCTGATATACAGGACAATGCTGATAGCAATCCTGTCACAGGTCTTACAAAGCGTTCTGGAATACAATATGTAACTGATCTCAGTTCTTCTACTTTAGGTAATGTTCATATACAAACTATCAATAGAGATGTTAATGAAAGATATGTAGCGATATTTAGTGATGGTGACGTAAAAGTTTATGAACTTGATGGTACAGAAAAAACAGTAAATAAACCTGATGGAACAACGTACCTAAACACTTCTGATCCTAGAAGTGTTATAAAAACTGTTAGTGTTGCTGACTATACCTTTGTTGTCAATACCAGTATTACAGCAGCTATGGACAGCACCTTGAGTGAAACCTCTTCAAACATTACACAAGCTGTTGTTTTTATTAATCAAGTCTCAGACAATACTGCATACGCAATAACTGTAGATGGTGTTAATGCTACTGATAGCACCGCATCAGACTCTACGCTAAACACTTCACAAGTTGCTACGGATTTAGTAACAGGTTTAAACTCAGGTCTTACAGGTTTTACTATTGCACGAAATGGCCCTGTAATTCATATCAAAAAAAATGATGGCAGTGACTTTTCTATTCAAGTTACTGACACTCAAGGTAATACTCATATGACATTAGTGAAAAACTCTGTGCAAAGATTTACAGACCTTCCAACAGTGTCACCTAATGGATATGTCGTAGAGGTAAAAGGAGATGAAACTACTGATTTTGATAATTATTACGTCAAGTTTGTTACTAACAACGGTGGTAATTTTGAAGAAGGACAATGGGAAGAATGTGTATCACCAGGTATAGAGTTTAAATTTAATTACGACACAATGCCACATGTCTTAGTAAGACAGGCAGATGGTAACTTTAGGTTCGCAAGAGTAGATGGGGATACATATACGATTAGTGGTACTGACTATACATTACCTAAATGGGGAGAAAGGACTGTTGGTGATTTAGATTCAGCACCTAGCCCTTCTTTTATTGGTAGTAAAATTAATAACGTCTTCTTTTTTAGAAACAGACTTGGATTTTTAGCTGATGATAATGTCGTTTTATCAAGAGCAGCAGAGTTTTTTAACTTCTTTCCAGAAACAGTTTTATCTGTAATTGATAGTGAGCCTATAGATGTAGCAGCTTCACATACTAAAGTAGCTATCCTTAGAACTGCTGTAACAATAGAACAAGAATTAGTTTTATTCTCTGATCAAACGCAATTTGTTCTTACTTCTTCAACAGATAACTTAACACCTAAATCAGCTAACGTAATAGTCGTAACTGAATTTGAATCAGATGATGATGCACAACCTGTAGGTGCTGGTAGTAGTATTTATTATTTATCTAAAAGAGGATCTTTTGCTAACGTAAGAGAATATGTATATCAAAGAGATCTTGTCATAAGAGAGTCAAGCAATATTACCGTTCATGTACCGAGATTAATACCAAGTAATTTATTTAAGTTTGCAGTCTCTACAAGTGCAGATGTTTTAGTTTGTCTTGGTACAGATGAACCAAATAAGCTATACATCAACAGATGGTTATATGGTCAGCAATATCAAAAGATATTAAACAGTTGGTCTACCTTTACTATTAATGCAAACAGATCTATTAAAAATGTTGATTTTATTGGTAGTGATTTGTTTTTAGTTATAGAAGAAGCAAGCGGTACAACATTAGAAAAGATACCTTTTGAAAATAATTTTACTGAACCTAATGCAGACTTTGAATATCGTCTAGATCATAAAGTTACTGAAGCTACTACAGGTGTATCTGTTGCATATAATGCTTCTACTGATATTTCTACCTTTACTGTTCCTTATAGGTTAAGAGCAAGTATGAATATTGTTGGTAGATTTTTAGCTAGTAATGAAACAAGCACTTTTGTAAACGCACAAGGAACAACAACTACGTTAAAACCAGGACAAATTGTATCAACAACTAACACTACGGATGGTTCAACTTCTACAATTACAGCAACAGGAGATTATAGAAATAGTAAATTTATTATTGGTGAACCTTACGAAATGCACTATAGGTTTAGTCAACAACGACTAACAGAAAGTCAAGGTGGTAGAAATTCTGGTGAAATCATTAGTGGTCGTTTACAACTACATCATTTTTATATCAAATTTGAAGATACAGGATTTTTTAAAGTAGAAGTTACACCAGATTTAAGAGACACTTCTACTCATAATTTTACTGGTGTATTGTTAGGTTCAAGTAGCAGCACTATTGGAACGGTAAATCTTGAGTCAGGATCATTTAAAGTACCTGTAATGAGCAGAGCAGATAGAGTTAATATCGATGTAAAGAACAATACATTTCTTCCTACAACATTGGCTAGTGCAGAATATGAAGCTATGTTCCATATGAGGAGTAGACGTATTTAATGGGACATCTAAGAAAAGCAAATTTAGAAGATCTAAAACATGTTGCTAAAAACATGAGAGAGATGGATAAGCTAGAAGCGTTCTATCAATCAGGACAAGAACCACAACAAGCTCTTCAGTTGTCTTATATATGCAGCAGTATAAACATGGCAATAGCTGATGATAATGATGCTCCTATAGGTCTTTGTGGAGTGGTACA